CCGGATCATCGGCACGCGCGAGGTCAATCACCTGCTGCATCGACAGGTGCTGGCTGACGTACCGGCAGTTCAGTTTGTGCGCAATCAAGCAGAGGCCAAAGACCCAGTGGTGATGCGCAGAGGACCGCTGCAGACCCACGGTCCGGCACACCTCCCGCCAGCGATAGCCATAGGCGCGCAGCCAGACGATCTGGCCATCGATGGGCTCCAGCCCCGCCGTCCAGGTCAGCGTCTCCTCCATCCGGCTGATGGCGGCGGGCGACGGGAGCACCCGCATGGACTTCGGTTCTTGGCCCACCTTATCGGCAAAGCTCTGGACCACTTCCGGCCAGGTGCTGAAATACCCCGAAAGCCGCGGCTCAGGCAGCCGCTTGAGAACGAAAGCTGCTTCCGAGAGGCGGGCCTCGACCAGCTTTGGTGTCCAGGCGCTCATCGCTTCGTCCCCTTTTTCCTCTTGCCGTAGAGCTTTTCACCGAGCTGGCGGACGAGTTCGCGCTCGGGCCAGGTCAGACGGTCATCGTCGATGCTTACCGCGAGCAGCCCCGTCTCGCGCCAACCGTCGCGCTTGACTTGGTCGGGGCCGCGGCGATCGCCGCCATAGCCAGGGAGATGCCACCGCATGGCTTTCATCGGCACACCTCCGGGAAAAGAGCCGCATAGCCGATCACATCGATGAGGCTGTCCTCGTGCCCCGGGTCATGGGAGAGCCGAACTAGCTTCAGATCGATCATGCAAAGGACAACCTGCGTTGCCGACACGGGGCGTCCGAGCGTGATCGACCAGCGTGCAGCAATCGCCGCGAAGGCCGCATCCGCTGCGCCATAGGCTTGACCTCGGTCTTCAAGGATAGCAGCCGCTTTATCGAGTAGCACGGCGCTCATGCGACACCGCCTTGGGTCTCCAAGGCCCAGTGCAGGATCGCGATGGCATCGGCCTCGTTGTCGTCTTTGGGGCTGTAGCCGCGGGATCGGGCTGCCGCGATCATCGCCTCTTTGGGCGCGTTGCCCTTACCGGTCGCATGACGCTTAATGGTGCCGACAGGCACGCCTTGGTAGGGCACGCCCCGCAACTCGGCCCAGCTTGTCAGGGACGCCATCAAGCCGCCGTAGACATGCGCCGCATCGGTCCCGAGGTGACGCCGCACCTCTTCGAAATAGATCGCCTCAATCGGGCCAGACAGGCGGTCGATCTCGGTGACCCAGTTCGTGAACCGGAGATAACGCATACCGCCGCCGTCATAGCGCCCAGGCTTGAAGCTGGCCGTGCCGCTCGTGATCAGGCCGTCGAAGCCGCACAGCGCCCAGCCAGTGGTCGTCCCAAGATCGAGGGCAAGAATTGACTTGGCTTGTGCAGAGGGTGTGACGGATGCAGCGGATAGTTCACTATCACCGTTACACGTGCGCGCATGTGCGCGCGTGACGCCTATATAGGGGGAACCCGTCACATCCGTCGCAGCCTTTGTTTCATTGGTCATTGCAGTCCCCCGCAAATAGGTCAGAGTTGTTGTCGCAAAGCTTGATCCCGAGGAAGCCGCGGGCCTTACGGGTGTTTTCGCGGGTGAACCCCTTGGTGCTCAGCGTCTCGGAAAAGCGCTTCATTGAGCCGGCATATTCCCCGTTTGCCTCGGCCCAAGCCTTCCAGCTGTTGAAGAGATCAGTGGACCCCGCCCAGAAAGCCTTGTTGCCAGTCTCGCAGCGCTCCTCGATCCAGCGTCCAAGGGCGTCCTCAGCCTCGAAGTAATCCTCGGTGGCGGCCATCACGGCGGGCGGCGGGCGCAGGCCATGCTGTTGCCACTCCAGACAGCCCTGCAGCGCCCAAGCGAGGATCCCATCCCGCTCGGCGAGAAGACGGTCAGGCAGGCGTTTGTCGCGCTTGGCGGCGGGGATGGTGACGGTGAACGGCACCATGTGAAGCCGCCGCTTCATCGCCTCGTCCACATTGCGAATGGTGGGCTTGTGGTTGCCCACGATCAGCAGCTTGAACTGCGGTATGAACTCAAAGAAATCCTGGCGCATGAAGCGGGCCGTGATCTTGTCCCCGCCCGTCAGGGCCTTGAGTTTGCTTTCGGCCCAGCGACTGCCCTGCTCAGTCTCGATCGAGGTCACGACCCTCGCGCCCCGTAGCCCCGCCATATCGGTCGGATGGCGATCCCCGTGGCTCGCCATGAACATGTCCATGGGCGCGACCGTGGCGTAATCACCGAGGATTTCCGTCAGCGTGTTGGCAAAGACAGATTTGCCGTTGGCCCCCGTCCCGTAGAGAAAGAAAAGCGCGTGCTCGCTGGTAACGCCGGTCAGGCAATAGCCGGCCATGCGCTGTAGGTAGGATTGTAGCTCGGCGTCGCCCCCTGTTACGGTTTCGAGGAAACTGAGCCAGGTTGGGCAATTGCCTTTGGGCGCCGCAGCCGCGATTTTCGTCATGCACAGCGACTGATCATGGGGCTGGGATTGCCCGCTGCGCAGATCCAGCACTCCGGCTGTCGTGTTAAAGAGCCAGGGGTCACGATCCCACACATCTGTCGTCGTCGCATGGCGGCGGTCGCTGCGGGCGAGACGCTCAACAGCGGCAACGGTTGAGGCCGCCGAGAGCTTTGTTCGGACCTTTGAGGATGGCGAGCGCACTGCGGCGGCCCGACAAACCTGGCGCGCCAAATCAAAGGCCTGTAGCGTGTCCTCGCGCCTCCAAATGCGCCCGGTCCAGGTCAGCCATTGGCCCCAGCCAGCCACATAGCGCCAGGCATCAGAATGATGATCCGCGAAAGTTGACGCGAGAGCATCCTCTGAGAACCGCACGGGGCTTGGGCCGGCATTACCAGAGCCATCGCCACTACCGTAACCAGGCTCAGGCTCTAGGCCCTCTTCATCGGGGATTTCCCCATTGCGAGCTTGATCAAGGCGCCATAACCGCTCTGCTTCTTGCCGGAGGCGGGCATCTGGCCAAGGTGGGTCAATGCGCGCGTCGTTATACGCGACGATCTCCGCCCAAGCATCGGCCGGCGTAACATGCCCTTCCCGGCTGCGCCGGATCCAATACCCAATGACGCGTGACAGCGCATCGAAGCGGGTCGTCCCATCAACGCCGCCTTCGCGGACCGGCTTGGCAAATAGTTCCGGAACGCTGCCCCGCTCCCCCGGGGCTGTGTTGAAATCCAGCCCCTCGGCAGCGAGGCCCTCCATTGGTGGCATGGCGAAGATGGCCTCGGCCAGTTCACCAAGGTCAAAATCCACGGGGCGATAATCGAGGATGGAGACCAGCCGTTTGACGCCAGACTTCGCATGAACGGAACCCGCCACCCGAATGGGCTGATGCGCAGATTTGAACGAGGGGTCACCACCAACCTTGGCTGCAATCATCTGGCGCGCCCGGCAGACGCGGGCGATATCCTCGCCTTCAGCAGGTTCCGTCAGCCGCCAGTAGAGGTGGAGCTTATCTTGCCCCTCGGGTGTAACGCCGCCGGACGCCACTTCGAGCGTTGGCGTGCCAAGGTGTTGAATAAGATGACTGCGCTTTGCTGCGATGTCGCCGTGATCGATGTCGACCAGGACAACCTGCATCTGTGCAATATGCTCAGAGCGTGCAGCGCCCGCCTCATGGACCGTGCCCGGCACGACGAAGAGCGCCATGCCCGTTTGCGCGGCCCAGTCCGCTTGATGGGCAAGCTTAACCCCAAGATCCTGATCAACAGGCAAGAATGGCGTATGCGGCGGCGCATCTGCTGCACCCTTTTCCGCCAGTGCGCGGACAGGTGCGAGGAACTCGCAATACCCAAATACCACATCCGCGTAGAGCGCGATCGTATTCGCGTCTGGAACAACAGGCTCGGCCACATCGGATGTTTGCAGATGATCGGTCACGCCCAGCACCTCGCGGCGTAGGAACAGAACCGGCATTCGAAATGCTCAGGGTCTGGCGTGTGGCGGGGCAGCTGCTCGCCCACATCGCACGCGCGCAAGATGTGCACGGCCTTATCACTGGCGGCCTGCGCAAGCGCCCCATCAAAGGGCACAAGCTCATGCCAAATCTCACAGGTGTCTTTGTTGATCGCAGTAAAGAGCGCCGGCGTCTCTGTCAGCCCGAGATAAGCCTGATAGAGCGCGATCTGTGCTGCGTAGATAGGCTTGGCCTTAACCACCCCATGCTTTTCGATGTCGCGCCAGTTTTTGGCATTGGCTGATTTGCATTCCCAAAGCGCAGGCACCGCCATGCCGTTTGGCGCCGCGACAACCACACCGTCGGCGTGCCCTTTAACCCGACCTCCTGCGACGGAAAATCCAAACTGATCGCCATGTCGGTTGCGGGTGCGCAGATCGAAGCCCGCCTTGCGCAGCCACTCGATCGCAAGGTCTTCCAGCACATGCCCAAGCGCAAAAATCCGAAGCGACTGGCCTGAAAAACCGCCGCCTTCATCCTTCGGGGTCTTGAGGTATTCGTATTGCAGGCGTCGCGCACAGGCATCTCCCAAGCGGCTGCCGCCAAGATAATCGCGGGTTGGCCGCGCGTCGTTCTCAGTGACAAGGGCATGGTCGATGATCGCGTTGACACCCTCGGCAAAGCTCGGGGGCTTTTCGCGGTGATTGAAGTCCAAAAGGGCGTCGGTCAAAACGGCACCTCCGAACTCTCATGGGTGGCCGAGGCCCGCATGCTTTCCTGAAACCCATC